AGAGCCGCTGAACACGGGTATAAAACCCACCCATTAATTACCTACACATCTCTGTTAAAGATGGCTCTATGTTGGGGTGCTCAAGGAGATAGAAACCGCACCGTGTACAACAACATTATGCAGGCTATCGCTTACTTACCAAATAGACCAGAGGCGTACTTTCTAGTGTCTAGAATTAAAGAACGAAACAGAGAGTACCAAGAGTGCTACACCTATGCAGAGTTAGGCTTGCTATTTGCTACTACTACCTATAATCAGCCACTGCCAGGATATGTTGAATACAACGGCTCATACTGCCTACTATTTGAGAAGGCTGTCGCTAGTTGGTGGATTGGGCGTAGAGATGAAAGTAAGATTCTGTTTGAACATCTGTTAGATAATTATGAGATGTCTCAAGAGTATGTGAATGGATGTCTTAACAATATGAAGTTGTTTAACTAATGTTTCCTAATTGGTTTAAAGATGTAGAGAAGTACTTCAGACATGTACCAAGTGTTCCACTTCGTGCACTGCAGATCGGCACCTACACAGGTGATGCTACGCAGTGGCTACTTACTAATCGCACTATTGAATATCTAGATGATGTAGATACATGGGAAGGCAGTGAAGAGACCGCCCATTAAGATTTAGACTTTGTTTCAGTAGAGGCTTACTATGATTCAAGATTCCCAAAGGATGGAAGAATCTTAAAGCACAAGATGAGTAGTGATGACTTCTTTATTCGTAACGCTAGTTCATATAACTTCATATACATAGATGGCGACCACACCGCTCTGCAGACCGCTATGGATGGCTTAAATGGCTTCAGGCACCTGGAATCAGGTGGGGTGATGGCATTTGATGACTACCTCTGGAATTATGGCGGAGGAGAGTACAGAGAGCCTAAGAGGGGCGTGGATTGCGTTCTTAATCTCTGTAAAGGCGAGTACAACCTAATTGAATCTGGATATCAGGTATGGATTGAGAAGTGTTAGATAACGCCTGCTTTGAGGTCTTTCATACTGATACTGGAAATAAACTAAGAAACAAATCTTATGAGGGCATTTTAGAATCTATGTCTTTCTTGCCCCGTCTTGGCTCTCCTACTATGTACCTAAATACCGCTGATAAGGCTGAAGCATTTATTAATCAGACACCTAAATTTAAGGTAAATACTGTTACCGATTTCTGTAAGCCAGGAGAGATCTTCCCGCCAAGTTCTGGAGTCATAGGAATTTGGGCAAGTAATTACTTGGCATATAAAAAGTTTTTAGAATCTAAATATGACACATTAATTATTTTTGAAGATGACATAGTAGTAAGTAAGAACTTTAAAAATATTGCAAGTATTTATATAAGTGAACTTATGCCTATCTGGGATTTCTTTTCATTTTTTGTTCCTGATGATTCTTTGTTTGCTTACAATTCTTCAGAGCACGATGTGTACCAAGACTACACCTGTCGTTCGTATCAACAGTGGTCATGTGCAGGATATGCTGTAAGCAGACGTGGTGCAGAAAAAGCAATAAATGATGTTGAATCTAAAGGAATTAATTGCCCTGTAGATTGGTATATCTTTAACTTTAGAATGAAACAAGAAGAAAACAAAATAAAGTTTAATACGTTTACGGTAAAACCGCAGATATATAAACCTATAAAGTTTTTACCAGGAGCAGCGCAGTACAGCCAGATACATAACGGTAGTACAGAACTTCTTTAGTTACATTCCGCCTAGCATTAATATATCTGCAACTGAGGCTGCTCCTGAAGGAGAAGTTCCTGCTGTACCTTGAGTACCTGTACCTACCGTACCTTGAGTACCTTGAGTACCAGCACCAGTTGCTCCTTGAGTACCATTAGTTCCTTGAACTCCTTGTGCACCTTGAGTACCTAAAGTTCCTTGAGAACCAACGGTTCCTTGAGTACCTGTGTCACCCTTATCACCACTACGAGCAAACGTAATTAATACATCGTCAGAATTTGAAAGAGTTCCATTACCAGATACATAAGAACAGTCAACTGTAAACCAACCAGTATTGTCTGTAAGAGATGTAATGGTGTATAACTTAAATACGTTTGGGTTAAACTTCTGTGAGACACGGAAGTGACCTTTAATAGTTGATGTTGAATCATCGATTGTGTTTAAAAAGGTTGACAAGTCCGTCGCAGCATCATCGCTTGCATCAATGTACATAGCGGTTGCGCTTGTAGGGGCTGCATTAAATCGAATTTTTCCTGCACCTGGATCAGCATTTGTTGTAGTTGTGCTAAATGTATAATCAAATGTAGCACCACCAAATGAGCCCTCTGCACCCTGAGCGCCTAATGTTCCCTGTACGCCTTGAGTACCTTGGGTTCCTTGGCTACCTACAGTGCCTTGTGTACCTTGAGTACCCTGAGTACCCTGAGTACCTTGCGTTCCCTGAGTGCCTTGAGTGCCTTGAGTGCCTTGAGAACCAACAGCACCCTGTGTACCAAGAGTTCCTTGAGATCCTTCAGTTCCTTGGCTACCAACAGTTCCCTGTGAGCCAACTGTACCCTGAGAACCAACAGTTCCCTGAGTACCTTGAGTACCTTGAGTGCCCTGAGTTCCTAAAGTTCCTTGTGAACCTACGGTTCCTTGAACACCTTGAACGCCTTGAGTACCTTGTACACCTTGCACTCCTTGAACGCCCTGCACTCCTTGAAGACCACCATATGGAAGAGATGACCAAGCAGTAGAGCCGTTACCAATTTTTAATTTTCCAGTGTCAGTTTCTGTTCCAACTTCACCAGCAGCAAGTGTTGGGTTATTTGCTGTCCATTGCGCTGCAGTACCACGACGTAACTTAATTGTTACTGACATTAGATTACTCCTCCACCATCATAGGAACTTGTTGATACATCGCTTCCTCCTGCTTCATCTCCGCCATCTGCAATTGCAGTGTAAGAATCAGATCCGTCAACTTCATCTCCACCTTCAACTATATCAGCAGAAACATTTGTAACAATCTCAAGCCACTCAACTCCATCAAATACATACACATTACGTGCTTCTGTATTGTAATAGATATCACCTACATACCTGCCAGTAGGCGCAGTGCCTACGGCAAGTACGTTAATAGGTACGAGGGCTCTTTTGCTCATTTGTTAGGCTTTAACTACTACCCTGTATGTCTCACCTGATTGTGGAGCCACTGCAAATCCGATAGTTACAGCAGATGTAGTTGATGCAATTACATCAGTGACTACTTCGTTGTAGGTAGCGTCTTGTACAGTTACTAACACGTCTCGTGTTCCAAGACTGTGTGTAATTGTGAATGTTGTTGCTGAGTATGGAGACACTGGAGTAATAGTCTCTGCGTAAGTTCCAAGTTGTCCAGAGGTACCTTGAGTTCCAAGAGTTCCTTGCGTTCCTGTTGTACCTTGAGAACCAACAGTTCCTTGTGCACCAGTTGTACCCTGTACACCAGTAGCACCGTCTAGGTTAATTGACCATGCAGAGTATGTTCCTGAACCTCTAACGTCATTAACGTTTACGACGAGTGTGTCAGTGTTTGCTGTGTAACTTACTACAGTTGCAGACATGTTGTTGTTTACATCGTAAGCAACTACTACGTCTTGACCTACTGAGTATGAAAGATTTGGATCAACCAGTACAAAACTTACGTTGTTTGCTACTGCAATTGAACGTGTAGTTGTAGAGGTTGTCTTGTAGCGATCAGATTGTCCTTGAACACCTTGAGCACCAAGAGTTCCTTGGGTACCCTGAGCACCGAGAGTTCCCTGTGTGCCTTGAGAGCCAGTAGCACCTTGAGTACCTAATGTACCTTGTACGCCTTGTGCACCAAGAGTACCCTGAGTACCTTGAGCACCAACAGTGCCTTGGATTCCACCAGTACCTTGAGAACCGACTGTACCCTGTGAACCAACAGTTCCTTGGATTCCACCAATACCTTGAGTACCATCTGTACCTTGAGTACCTTGCGCTCCTAGTGTTCCTTGAACACCTTGAGTTCCTTGGATTCCACCAATACCTTGAGCACCGAGAGTTCCCTGTGTACCTTGAGAGCCAGTTGTACCTTGGGCTCCAAGAGTTCCTTGGGTTCCTTGAGATCCAACTGTACCTTGTACGCCTTGGGCTCCGAGTGTACCTTGAGTACCTTGAGAACCGACATCACCAGTACGAGCAAACGTTACAAGAACATCACTAGTATCTGGGATATCTCCGCTACCTACAAGTGGAGTTACATCTAAGTTGTACCAGCCAGAGTTATCAACCATTGAGTTGATTGCCCAGAGGCCGAATACCGCAGTATTTCCTTTAACAGTTATCTTTACATGGCCCTTAATTGGTGATGTTGAGTCATCAATAGTTTGTAGATAAGCAGCCATATCAAATGCGTTAATATCATTTTGATCAATTGCAATGTGTGTTGAAATTGAGGTATCTGCAGTATTGAATCTAATTTTTCCTGAACCTGGATCAGCCATTGTTGTACTGGCTGCAGTTTCGTACTCAACAGTTACACCGCCGAAGTTACCTTCTTTACCTTGTACACCCTGAGAACCAACAGTACCTTGAGTACCTACAGAGCCTTGAGAACCAACAGTTCCTTGTACGCCCTGAGAACCAACAGTTCCCTGAGTTCCTTGTGAACC